TAAATTAAATGATCTATTAGAATCTGAAGGTTTTGATGATGAAATTGAATTTGCTGAAACATATGTATTAGAATCAATAGTTCCAGGAATATGTATGAATCCTGCATGTTCTAATGTTTATGAATATGAACCAGATCAAAATGAAGGATGGTGTGATTGTTGTGCATCTAACACTGTTAAATCAGGTTTAATATTAGCTGGAATGATATAACATACAATTCCAAATATTGGGTTTATATGGGCAGACTTTACATCCGCCCAAACCCTTTATTTGCAATGGTTTACATTTTAACCAATTTTTCAATTTAGGAACTCTTCAGAACTTTAAACCCATAAACCCTTATTTTACAATGCAATTCCAAATTCCCAAAGTTCTCACACACCATCCCCCTTTTCCCATACAAATAGATGGTTCTTCTATACTTCCTATATGTTATAGGTGGTATAGTAGAGTTCTCTCTTTATTTAAAAAATATTTTTTAATAAGATAAAGAACTACTAGTTATCGAAGAGTACTAGAATTAAGGCATCTAAAAACCACATGAAAGGAGGGATGGGCAATGGGAACTTTCAGAACTTTACATACCATTGATTTATAAGGTTTTAGCGGTTTAAAGTTCCCAAAAGTTCCTAAAATACAAAATAACCAAAACACCTAAACCCATGATTTTAAACGATTTATTCACATTTTACATTAACCCACATAATCAAAATATCCAGAACTCACAGGAGAAACCAATGAACATTTTTGTATTAGACAATGATATAAACACTTGTGCTAAATATCATTGTGATAAACATGTTATTAAAATGATACTAGAATCAGCGCAAATGCTGTCAAGTGTTGTTAGATTAAATGGTCATGATATTGGCTACAAATTAACACATCAAAATCATCCTTGTACTATTTGGGCTAGGAAATCCTTATCAAATTATTTATGGTTGTTTCAACTCACCGATAGTTTAAATTCTGAATATCGTTACCGTTATAGCAAAGTAATAAATCATAAATCATATGATATGGTCAAAACACTACCTATTCCAAAATTACCTACAATCGGCTTAACTCCATTTGCTCAAGCCATGCCCGACCAGTACAGAAATACTGATCCTGTTAAAGCATACCGTGATTATTACATTAATGAAAAGTCCAATATCTTAACTTGGACTAAACGACAAACTCCAACATGGGTGAATTTATGAGTACATATGATTCAGACTCTGAAAATGACCATTTCGATGATTGGTTAGATGAAAACAGTTGGACTAATCTAGGCAATGAGTTTTATGAATGTCCTGGTGGACACATCTACCATGAAAGTGAAGTAATAGAATTATACAATGAATCTAAAAACATAGAAACAGATCTTCCTGATGGTTTCATGTCAAAATTAACCATTGAAGAAGGAGAATAAAAATGAAACATTTCTACGCACATCTATCAGCATCATCAAAAAGCGACAGAACAGTATCTGCAACTAAGAAAGAATCAATCCAAGCGCACATCAGAACATATGAAAATGGAATCTTTGTCTCAATGTATCATGAAAATGACAAAGATATATTCCTAATCTACAAAACAGGCGGAACCCTTGGAGACAGAACAGGATCAAAAATGAAATTAATTAAACAGATAGAAATTGATAACATTGAGAAATGAGGGATTATCACATGGCCTATTTTGACACAAAAACTATTTTCAATAAATCGACCAAACCCTTTAAATACAAGGACTTACAACCCCCATAAAGATTTGACATCCCAAAAAAACAATGTTACAATCATTAATGAATTGAAAAACAAAAATTAAACATAAATCCCCCGATAATGAAAATTTCAAAACTTGGTTTTATAGATTTTAATAATAAATTTGAAGACGGTGGAACAATTGATGGTGATCTCCCATCTTGGGCAGACTTCCCATCAATCTCCCCCAGAACTCCACTCCCACCTCCACGACTAACAGATCAACTTCTCCCTCCTTATTCTCTACTTTTCCATGAGAGATTAGAATCAATAAGAAACCTCATATGGAAAACAACTTCTTCTTCAACTAAGAAGAAAGCACCATCAAACCAAAAAGCTAAATTAAGGAAAGCAATTCTAAACTGTCCACCAGAAGAAATGCTTGCTCTCTTAAAAGCCCAAGGTTTGCTTAATGATGATGAACCAATCTCAACAGCCACAAAACTAAAGCCGGTTCTCCCATCTCTATCTCCCAATTCTGGGAAAAAAATCTAATTTAGGAGTTATTCATGAAAGACGTAGAAATCAAAGCAAAAACTGGTAGTGAAGATGCAGGAAACCTTAAAGAATTCTTGGAAATTGTCTCAATGCCTGAAGATCTTGATGAAGCTATTTCATCTTATGGAGCAGATGAAGTATTCAAAGTATGGAGTGGAGCTACAGTTGTCCGACTTCAAGGTAATCTTAGGAAACCAGAAGGTGCTAAGAACACAAAAACTCTCGATGTATACCGAAAACTCCGAGGCATGGTTGACTCTGGTGCAATGGATGATGGTACAGCTCGTGATGTTTCTGGCTATCGTGGAGAATGGCCAGTTAGTTAATTCATCTCCTCCAAGGATTATTAACTGTAGCTATTCGGAGAAGAAGGGGGGAGTATAAAGCTCTCCTCTTCTTTTTTACCTTTTTTAATCTCCACATATTAACCCATTTGTTTTCATCCAATTAAATACAAACATTTTTCCTCTACGGAGAGCTTAAAATGAAAGTAATAGATAAACTTGACAATTCCATGATGGTGGAATTTGCATCTTGCCCCAGAAAATTTTACTACCGTTATTACCTAAACCTAACATCTAAAGACGGTTCATCCATTTTTAAACCTGAGTTTGGTTCAGCCCTACACGCTGGACTTGAGGTACATTATGGTGGTGGTACTATGCAAGAAATAATTGATGCTTTTTGCATTTACTGGATGCCATACGAAGGACATGATAGAACAGGTGTCCGGTGTATGGCAAAAGGTATAAAAATCCTAGAACAGTACAAAGAAACATTTCCTGCATCACAAGAGCATTTTGAAATAGTATCTAAGAAAGACATTGAACTAGCAGGAGCAGTTGATATGGGGAATTTTCTTTTCCTTTACCGAGCTGATCTCCTAGTAAGAGACAAACTAAATGGTCAATATAAAGTTCTCGACCATAAAACCACTGCATATAAAGGTTTCCTTACACCTAAACCTAACCAACAATTATGTGGTTATGCGTTTGCTCTTGGTGAACAAACTGGTGAATCAATTGAAACTGCTATTTTAAATGTTTTATATTTTACAAAACTTAAAATTGAGTTCATGAGAGAGGAAATATCTGTACCAAAAGACTACATCGAACAAGAATGGGTTAAAGATGTAAGAGTCTGGGCTGAAACAATAGCTAACTCTTGCCGAATTGACCATTTCCCCAAAAACACATCTCAATGCACAGCTTACGGGGGATGCCAATTTATCCACCTATGTAAACATAAGATGGGTTCTCCAGTTCATAGTACTTTGTTATCTTCTTTATACACTGAACATAAATGGGAGCCTTATGTTGGGGCTAGAGATGACTTAAAAAAGGAGGAGAACTAATGCTTTGGATTATTTGTTCAGGTCTTCTGGTATTATTAATAATTGTAATTTGGGGTTAATATAAAACATGGAAATCTTACACACGAAAGACATCAAAGACCCTAAGGTAGATGCATTAGTTTATGGTCGAGCAGGAACAGGCAAAACCCTTCTCGGAGGAACATTCCCCAAACCAATATTCGTTGATACTGATAATGGTTTATTATCATTAAGAAAGAAGGATGTTTCTTTCATATCATGCCATCGAACCGAAGGAGCTACATGGTGGAATAGTGTCCGTGAAGCTACTAAACTAGCAATTGATTCACCAGATCATGATTCTATTATTATAGATTCTTTTCCTTTAGTATGTGAAGCTATGCTTTTGTCTATTTGTTCTCAAAACCGTAAAGCTAAACCAACATTCGATGAATGGGTGGGATTGTGGAATGGTACACAAGAATACATAGCTATGGTTAGAGCATCTTCTAAAAATAGCCTATTTATCTGTGGGGAAGTATTTGAAAGAGATGAAATATCCGGTAGAGTCTGGTGTCTGCCTGCCCTTCAAGGCCAAGCCCGAACTAAAGTAGACCATCTCTTTGATGAAATATATCACGCTGAAACCGAAATGGCAACCGGAAAACCAGCATCTTATAAACTCTTAATTAGACCAGATGGAATATCCACCGCCAAGTCCCGAGCATTATCAGCCACTTCTACAATTAACACAATTGATCCACATTTTGCTAATATTAAAAACCTCATATCAGGAAAATAACATGAACTTTATTGACATAAAAGACGCAGCTGAAGCATCATTAGTAATATTAAAAATACAACATAAAAACAAAACAGTAGAATTAAAAGACTTATCCCTACAAATAGAAAACCTTGACTCTCAAATAGAAGAACAAGAAGGAATGTTAGAAGACGCTAACCTATGGTTGGATTCATAACATGAATTCATACGATATCCTAACAAACATGCTAATCGTATCATGGATTTTTATAGGTTGTGGAGTTTGGATAGTTCTTATGGGAGCTATGCTTTTCCATTGTTTAGCAGAAGATCTAAATGAAAGAGAATACATTAAACTATATAATAACCATTAACTCAGAAAGGATAACATGCTTTAAATGTGGTAAGTTAAAGCATAACATACCACATCCAAAATAACATTAATCAATTTACATTAATCAATTTAAAGGAAAACAAAAATGGCTAAAATCGAACTAGGTATGGACTTCAACACCGCAGATAACGCAGTAAAAGAAGAACGCAAATCAGTCCCAACTGGCACTTACCGAAGTAGATGCTTCAAATGCGAACTAACCCAAACCGGCCCAAAATCTAAATCTCCCGGTCGTCCTATGTTAGTTTTCCATATGGAGCTAGTAAATGCTGGCGAATTCGATGGTAAAGAATTCCGTTATTGGGCAGTTCTTCCACACGGTGATATCCAGACTGGACTTGGTAATCTTATAGCAGCCACGACAGCCCTAGGGAAACCATGGGAAGGTTCGTCTATAGATACCGATGATTATTTGATGAAGGAAGCTGAGATTAATCTAATGGAAGAA